AGCCATTTTTTTAGACAGCTCTTCAAGTCTTTTGTCTGCTGCCTGCAGAGCTTCATAAGTCCTTGGCAAAGGCTTTTCGCCAAGCTCAAACGATGGAAGCTGAGGCTGTCCCACTGGCATTTGAGTTGGCAGCGGAGCCTGTAATTTTTCCAATGCAGCTCTTTGTTGTTCTTCTTGAGCGGAAATAATGCTTTCGCGCTGCTTCTCAAGCTGAGCCTTTCGCTTCAAAAGGCTTGGCGCAAGGTTCTTAAGATCAATTGGAGCAATTTCGGCAGGAGCAGATTCGCCTTTAAGTTCCGCCTCTTTGCGCATTTGCTCAATAAGAGCATCCATTGAAAGAGCCATCACGCCACCTCAACGCCGCGTTTTTTTAGAGCTTTCCCGATAACTCGGCAAAATGGAACTCCAAACGCCATGAACGCCTTACCAAACTTTGAGCCGTTGTGCTGCGCTCCCATCCGATGATCCATTTCTTTCGCCCAAGGCAGCGCAAAGAAGGCCACAACTTTAGTAAACAGGCGACTACGCTTCATCAGCCTAACCAGCGGACGAGCCCACGCATGGTAGCCAACCATAACCGCTGGATCTTTCTGCCACATAATACGACCGAAAGCCTGATCTGCCTCGAAGGTGTCATGATCCATGAGCCCCTGATGATAAAGTTCAGTGCAGATAATCTTTTTTGCTGCATCTTTTTGAGCTTCTGCCGCAATATCTGCCGCTTTCAGTTGCTTTTGAGATCCTGATTCAGCTTGTGCAATTTGCCATTTAGTCAATTGGGCAGCCAAGTTTCCAAACTGCTGAGCCTTTTGAATATCTTCAAACGCCTTCAGTCGGTTCTGCTGTTCTTGAATGTTTTTAATAAACAAGTCCTGCTCACCTGCAGCACGTTGCGCCATCGCGCGTTCAGCAAACTGGCCTTGCTGTGCTGCTGCTGCGCCGCCTTTAATTCCAGACTTTGCTTGAGCTGCAAGCAACTGACGACGCGCAGCTTCCTGTTGACGACTAAGACCAAGAGCCATTTGAGCGCGTTGAGCTGCTGACTCTTCAGAGGAAAAGCCGCCCAGACCCGCCTTTCGCCTTTCCAGAATATCCTTGAGATCAATCTGAGGAGCTTCAGGGGTCTGCGCTAAAATATCTTGAAATGATTGAGGAGCAGGCGCTGCGGGTTGTTGTGCCTGTTGCGGTTTTGTTGGACCAACCCAACCGGGAATACTGGTAATGTCAAAACTTGCCATGTTTCACCTCAAAATTACGATTTTAGCCGTAGCTGACGCAGCCCCGAGATTCTTCAGATAAATATACTCTGAAGTCCACGCCGTATCCCCATCCACAATCTGATAGCCCGTGCTTTTTAAGATCAGCTTCCCGGAGGGGATCACACCGAGGTTATGCTGAATCGCAAGCTCTTGGCCTGCCAACAGTGTAACCTCAGTCTCGAAGGAGCGGAAGTTATCTTGAAAGGTAAGCCGCTGAAGTGCTGTGGTTATATCCGACAGGGTATTAGCCAGATAAACCTCTAAATACTGAATGATTTCCTCAGCCGTCCGACCGATCCTAAACTTTTTAGGCCGTTGGATTTTCATGGCTTAGACCTTCATCGCAGGCTTGTACGGGGTCGCGACTTCAAGCTCATAGCCCGTGACGACGATGTCAGTCTGGGGTTCTGAGTTCCTAAAGATGAGTCGAATAGCCTTGGCACGGCCATTGGATAGCTTGTGCTTCACCGAGCTGTTCTGAGGATCACCGTAAAAGCTTCCGTAAGGCGTCACGCCGTATCCATCAGCCCCAACGCTCACGCTAAACTGAGACACCGGAGAATCGACTACAAAGTTAAGTTCAGTTTCACAATCTAGGCTGAAGTTGTTTGGAACGAGATCGGTCGTGAAGACCCGGAGCACTAAATAGTTCTTAAGAAGCGATGCCTCGCCCATGAAGTCCCACGGGCTCTTATAAACGCTTGAAATCGCGCTAGCGTGGTCATTGTAGTCATAGGCGGTCCCAGTGCCCTGCCTACGCCAAGAAACCGTTCTGAGGGCGTCCAGCTCGTCTAAACCCCGTTCAATGTAAAGAACGTCGTCATTGAAGAGCACAATCCCTGCCCCAGCGTTAATCCCGTCCCACTTTAGCCAAGCGTCGCGGGAGTAGTCGTAAACGAGCAGAGTTGAGTTCTCATTACAGTATCTAACAGAGGAAGCGGTACTAACCGTCTCACAAGGGATAAAGAGCAGATACTTTTGAGCTTTTCGGTCATGGAACGCCCAAGCCCGAGTCAGCCTGTTGGTCTCTTCATCGCTCACCGTTGGAGACTGAGCGAAGTATGGGTCAATTCGGCTGATCAGCTTATTGCCGTCAAAGTCGCCAAGACCTACGGGAATAGACGCTCCGGTCATCATCCGAGGACCAATTTCCGACAGGAAAAAGATAGCTCCGCGAATGTCTCGAATCGACTGATGCGCGATGCATCCAATGTCATTTGTAATCTGATCCACCCGGTAATTCGCTTCCACAAGGTCGCCGCTAAGCGTGTGGACTGCGCTTCTGTGGAAAACGATCAAAACTTCATTCGAAGGGCTAACCGCTGTAATCCGGTCGCCTTCTAGGGTCTGGATGATTTGTTGGTTATCGGGTGTTGGAAAATACTCTGGAGAATCAATATCAGACCAAGCCACTACATTTGGCGCGGATACAAGCGAGCCTGCGATCAGCAGATTCTGGAAAACCGTCAGATAACGCGCCTTAGGCGGGGGGGATCGGTCCACCAAAGGGACCAAGAGTTCCACTCCCAGAGCCGCATCAAGCATGGAATCCAGATAGACCTGCGTTGCGGCAAAGCTATTGTTCGGGATTTGAGCAACTTCAAACCAAAGCGTTGGATAAGTTGCCGAAGTCTCGTTTCTGTAGAGAACGATTCTCAAGTTAGCAGAAATAACAGCGTTGTCTGCAACAGTAACAGCAGCGCCAGCAATAGAGATTGTGTTCGCTCCGACAGAGAGGACTTCTCTTTCGACGTAGGCCGCTGAAATCGAGTCATAGAAGTATGCCGTATCCCCCGCCTGTAACGTGTGCGCGCCGCCTGCACCGTTATCAACGTTGATGACCGTAACCGCAGCCTGAGCGCCTGCTACAATGGCGCAAGAAGTATTAAACCCCGTTCCGACCTGTACGTTTGCAACAGTAACGTTAATGTTCTGAGCGGCTGGAGACAGCGCAGGATCGCTTGTAGCGAGGTTCCCCTCAGTCAGGTTACCGTTAGCGTCCACCTGAACGTATCGCGCCTTATAGACGTAGTTATTGCCTGTGATCGCTCCGGGTCCGGCAGCTAAGGCAGAAGCAAGACTTGCAGGAGTAGGCACACCCGCACGGTAGACCTTATGGCCATCGTACTTCTGTACTTCGTCCTTACCTGTTGCAATATACAACACATTTTGAATCTGAGCGGCTGACGCCAGCTCAAAGTCTACCGCGTTAATATCGGCAATCGCGCCAGCAAAGGGGCTAGTCGCAATAGACTTAGCCGCTTCCCAGTAGGCAGCGTTAACAGTGACACTTTCACCCGATACAAGAGTCTCATCAGTCAGATTCTTGATGTACGCAGCAGGAGTGCCAGTTGTCCCGGTAATTGTTGCCGTCCAGTCAGGGAGCGCGTCAATCGCAAGCTTGAGCTGATTACAGGTGTACGGAGTCGTTTCATCAACCCCTAGTCCAAGTCCCTGATCGAGCGCAGTCGTAACTCCAGCTGTCAAAATGCAACGGTATTGGCTAGTAGCCGTGTCAAAAACTACCGATACCGAGGCCGCCGCTTGAGCCCCCGTGTAGGTAATGACGATCTGAGTCTCTTTCCACTTCTTGAGCGTGGAACCGATGGAAACAAGCTCCGGAGCTTCGTTCCCATTTGAGTCTACTCGATTGTAGACAAAAGACCCTAGCGGACCCGCATCCTCAGCATGTGGACTTGTACCCTTACGCTTAATCAGACTTCCAACCGGGTTAATGTCCACGTTGGACAAGTCGGTCGCATATTTCTCAGGGTAATTAAGATCGGAGCTTTTGAGGTCAAAGCCAAAGAAGTTCTGGTACCGTTTGATGAACTGATTTTGGCCTGCCATATGTTATGGATAATAATCCTCAACGCCCAAAAACTGAACGTCCAAAAGTGGGATTCGATCTGGATCAGAGCTTGGCTCTGCGTAAGCAAGGCGCAAAGTCTCCCCCACCTTAGCGAGGAGCTGAGCAACTTCTGCCGAGTCGGTCTGAGAGTCCCGCATCAGGATTCTCAGATTGCAGTATTCAAGAAGGTACTTCTCGCAAACGTCTGGAAGTTCAGAGTTAGTAGTCGAAAAGTCGCCACGGCAGGCATAATCCCCCACAGCAATCGTTTCGCCTGATTCAAAAGTGAAGCCAGCGTCAACGGTTACGATTCCAGTGCTCGTATCAATCGAGCTGATCGGGATAGAGCGCATTTTAATCACGCCGTTCTTATCCACAATTGAAATAGCACCTTCCTCAAGCAAAGCAGGCGCATCGAGCAGGACGGTCGTATCGAAAACAAGGTTAGTGATGGTATCGGTTCCAAGCGTCACCGAGCTGACAGTCGCTCGGCGGACATCCAATTTAGGAATCGCCTTCTGATAGCTAAACCGAATCTTACCCGCCTGCTGTGGCTTAGGCTGAAGCAGGATGTTGGTTCCCACTCGGATATAGAAAGCAGGGTTTCCAGCCTGAACGTTTAGGCGCTCTTTAAGATTACCCTTTTTAAGCAGGTAGTAATCGGTCGCCAATCCAGAGCAGCTGTATTCAATTTGATCAATCCGCGTGCCGAGATAAAGATCCCGTGGCGCTGCGTAGGATTCCTGACTCTGCACCGCTTGCCGTTCTTCAAACGCCACAAGGACACTTGGGAACGTACTTTGCAGAACGGAGTGAATCTCCTCCTGACCGTTATTCAGGTATTCGAGAAACTCATCGTCCTGAATCCCAGCCGTTGCCGTAAACTCTTGGTTTTCGGTAGCTCGGCGACTGGCGTTAATGAGGAGATCTACTCGGCGCATTATTCAGCCTTCTGGCCTTTCATCTTGGCGATGATCAAAGCGATTTTGCTCTTATCGGGTCCGCCCATGCCTTCTTCTTCAGACTCGATGGCGCCTTCGCCTTCGGATTCTCCCATGCCTTCTTGATCAGAAGCCATTTCAACAAGATGCTCCATTGAGCAGCCACATTTGTCTGCGAGCATCTGAAGTTTGGACACAAGGCCCTTAGCTTCCATCATGTCTTTGTCAGCAATAGGCTTATGTTCCATCATCTTTTCCATCATAATTATCCCCTTAAGCTTCCACGGTAAGCGTTAATCAGCTGAGCCAGTGCGCCCTGCGTTGTCATTCCAGCTTGTGCCATGGCCTTTTGCTGCGCTTCAGCCTGCTGAGCCATCGCATCCTGCTTAGCCTTCTGCTCTGCTGCAGCTGACTCAAACAGACCTTTTCCAAGTCCTGCGGCAACGTTTGCCCCGGCTAAAATCCCAGCCGACGCAATTCCTGCACCAGAGCTAGCCGCCTTTGCTGCTGCAGGAGCTGCTGAGTCAGCTAAAGCTTCGGTTCTTAGTGCGCCTTCAGGCAGCGCAGCTGGAATCGCCGTTCCGATTTCAGTCATTCCCTGTGCAGGCTCTGCCATTTGTCCGCGCATCGCTTCAGCAATAGATCCAATCCCCTGCCCTTCGTTCTGAGGGGCTGGAATACCGAAGCTGTAGTTCAAAGGGTCAAATGGATTTGGAAGCTTTCCGCCTTGAATCATCGCCATAATTTATCCCATCAAGCTCGCACGGTAGGCTTCGATCAGACCGCCAAGGCTTTGCCCAGTCTTCTGAGCCTGTTGGCCATAGATTTGTTGTTCCATTTGTGCCTTTTGGGCAATTGCGTTTTGAATAGCTTGGCGCTCAGCCTTAGCTTGTCCAAACAAGGCTTCGCCAAGGGTAGAAAACAAACTGACTCCGCCTAAGATGCCTGCCGAAATTGGATCCATATTACCCCCAATCCACTTCCCACTGACCACGGTACTCTGAGCCAGTGTAATAGAGTTCGACTAGATCTACTGCGCCATTAGACTGCGTAAGAATCGGAGCCTGAGCCTGCGGCCATTTCACGCCAGCCGGAAAGATAAGATCTCGGAAGACAGCGCCTTGAATCACCCAGATTTTGTAGACAGCCCCGGCCTGTGGATTTGAGAAGCTGAGCGTTACGTCGCCCGTTGCCGTGCTCAAGTCGAGCGTCTGGATGTTCCCGAGGTCGAAGTCGATGGTCTGAGTCGTGCCAGCAGGGGTAAGTGTCGCAGCAACGCCAAGAGCGATGTTCTTTGCAAGCTTGGCAGAAGTAACCGAGTTGTTGGCATAAGAAGAGGAGACAAGCTGTGCGCCGTCCCCTCCCCCTGTGTGCCTGTGCTGACTAATCTTGGTCCACGTCGTGTTTTTGAGCGTGGTTCCCCAGTTACTCGTCCCTGTAGTGGGAAGAGTTAACTCAATCCCAAGATTTAGTGTCTCGTAAGGCATTAGACCCCCGGTTTAGGATACTTAGCTTTCACTTCCAACCGCTGCTGCATCAGCACACCCAAGGCTGCTGGACCCCCGTCAAAGTACGCGTTCATGAACTCTTCAGGCGTCGGGTACTCAGCCTTTCGGGATGCAATCGCTTTAGCCAGCTCGTGCTCTGCGGTCACGTCCACGATCTCGACCGTGTACTGAGCCCGAAGCTTGACGTGCTTCTTAAGCACCGCAGGGATGGCTTCTTGCACGATCTCGCCTGCGTCATTCATTACCGCAGGGATCTCAGGGCTCATGACAACGTCAACTTCCTCAAGAACGTCTGAAGCCTCGTGTGGCTCGTCCTGAGGAACAAGGCGCTCTTTCTTGCCCCAATAGTCATGCTCAACGCAGTCTGCGATCCATACGCTAGGATCTTCCAGCTGCGCACCGTGCGTTTGAACGCCTTCAATGTTTTTAACGATGACTTTTTTCATTAGTAGTTACCTACTTTCACGATCTCAATGTCATTATTTTGACCAGAGTTTTGAAGCGTTGTGGCGACGCTGCTGATTGCTCGAATGGCAATTGTGTCACCTGCAGCAAGTTTGAATTGTTTTGATCCAAACAAAAACTCTTCTCTATTTGCTCCACCACCCCAACGGTAATCTAAAATCACTTCAGATCCAGATAGACCTTCTGGAGTAGAAGTAACCAATGCCCTGAGAACAATCCCTTGGGTTGTTGTCATGATTAACGTTGAAACATAAATTGATGATTTCAATAAATAAACGCCACTTACTGGCGCAACGAATGTTGTCCCATTGTATGATCCGTGGGTGTCGTAGACTTTTGTCGCAAATGGAATTGTTGCGACCGGAGTCGTAATCGTAGTTCCAGCCGTGTTCTGGTACTTACACGCAACCGTCTCCGTCGCAGCGATTGCGGATGGGCCGGAGAGGCGTTCGAAGTTAATCCAGCTAGTTGCCCCAGTGGTGAGAGCGCCAGAAGTTGGCCTTAGATCGAGAAGATCCCCAGCGTTAGCGTAAACTTGACCAGTAAAAGAGCCCGCTCCGGCCGTAAAAATGCCAGCCGTTGCAGCATTGACCCCGTTTTTATAAATGCCGGGGAAGTTCATGGTCGAGCTAGACGTGTTAATAAAACCGTGCACCCGATAGTAACCAGACACAGGAACAGTAAATCGGCCCGTACTTATGTTGTAGGCTCCATGCGTGTCCCAATTTGACGTTGGGAAAACGAGAATCTGTCCAGCCCCTGCTCCACCAGTAACAACACCAGTTGCTTGCGCCGAAACAACCCTCGTGTCGGTGTCGTTCGACATTTGGACCGTGGAGGACCAGCCTAGGATTGGGACTCGAACTACTGCCGTAAACTGGAGTGGGTTGTTATTGAACGCGGCGTCTGTAGATCCTAAAAGTTTCACCAATCCAGTCGATTGAGCGGTATCAATGAACGAGCAAAACAGAGAGGTTGACGTTGCGGTGTGAACTTGGCCTTCATAGTAAGAGCCGCTTGACCGAAGCGTGAAAACCCCACAAGTGCCCTTTGGCATTGAGTTTGCAATTTCAATTTTATTTGAATCAATCGTGAAGCCGCTTGGAATACCCAAACGATAATCTCCAGAGCCAGCCGTTCCAGCCGTACTCTGCGCAAACTCGTACAGGATTTCCATAGAGTCGCCGACTCTGCGCCATTTGGCCGAGTCTTTTGTCGTCGTTCCCTTTGTCGGGTTCGTAGTTGATCCGGTAATCGTAATTGCGCCAGAATCAACCCAATCCGTAACAGGAGCGCCGTATTGAACGGTCTGAGGGCCGACCACGACGTTATCAACCGCAAGAGCGTAGGCCGATGCGGAAGTGGATGCGACGTGGAAGCAAACGCGGTACGTCTGTCCCGTTGCCTGCGTCTGGAACGTGGCAATCTGACGCATCTTGGTTCCAGCCGTAGCAGCTTGAACCTGATAGCCTGCAGGCTGAATGACAACCGGAGTTCCGGCAGGATCAGCGATCAGGTAAACAGTAAGGTCACCCGTTGCGTAGGTTCCGCTCAAAACTTCGTAGTCAAAGCTAACCGTCAGAACCTTGGCTTGGTCTGCAAGATCAATCGTAATGTCAGTTGCAACGCCTTCGCCTTGGCGGTTTGCCGCATCCTTCGTGAAGTTAAAGTCAGCAGCGCCACGAAGCGGAGTTCCGGTCGAGCGCGTCCAAGTCACCGTAGGTGAACCGCCAGTGCCATCTACCGGAGCAGTACCGGCGGCATCGGCATAAGTTGCCCATCCGGTCGTATTGGTCGAAGCATTTGGATTCGTGACGTAGTTAATCCCGCTTCCGCCCGACCCCACTTCAGACCAATTGGTCGAGCTGCCCGAGTCATTCTTCCGGTACAGCTTGCCGCTCGTCGTGTTGAGGAGCAACGAACCCGGAGAAGCGTCAACCGCGACACTCGTCGGGTCGGTCGCAGAGCTGATGATATCAGCCCCCCCGTTCAAGCTCATTGTGCCCTTAAGGGCTTTGACTTTTGATCCTGCAAAGATTGTTGCTGGCACTTCTAGTAACCTCCAAGGTTAGTGCTTATCCAAGCAGATTGATTGCTACAATTCCGCTCGAAATAGCAGTAGTTGAATCCAGCCGCTTCAGGCTGATGCGTGTAGAAGCTGGGATTGCATGTTCAATAGTCTGATCTGAACCCGGCCCGATAACAAGCTGAAGCACTTCGCTTGCCGCTGCTCCGGTATAGAGGCCGATGAAAGCCCCCGTGGTATCCAGAATCTGCATTTTCTTAGTAGCCGCAGCCGTAGAAGCGACTACCTGCGTCGGGCTAGATGCACTGCCG